TTGAAAAAACTACATGGGAAAAAGATAAAGAAAAAGCATTTAATAAAATTAAGAAAGGAATGACTCAACAACTCAAAACTAAACATAATAAAGAAGTAGTTAAAAATGTGAATGAAGCTTTAGATGCCGCTAAGATAGATTGGTCTCTTGAAACGGCTAAGGCAATAGATAGAAAACTTGGAACCTCACGAAGATATGTTACTAGTATTACAGGTATTGAAACTGGTGCTATAACTGCTAATTTATATACTTCAGGAAAAAATTATGGAACTCTTTCTACCTTATATTCAGATTCTCCAGGTTCTATTCAAAGTTCTTCTCGTATTCGTGATGCCGTTATTGGTGGTGGATATGTTATTAAACCTGAACAAGATGGTAAGGGTAAAAAATCAGACCTTAAAGATTTAATTAAGTTTTTTGATAATCCTAATCCCGAAGATACAATTGAAACATTAGTTCAACCAGGAATTGAAAACTATCTTTGTTATGGAAATTGGTATATGGAAAAGGTACCAACTAAAGGAAGTGAAAATAAAAAAAATAAAACTATTGCAGAACTTTATCCACTTGACCCTACTAAAATAGAAATTCTTGTTAATGCTGAATTAAAAAAGAAAGGGGTTTTACAAAAATCAGGATATCGGAGAACAACAGATGGTATAAAAGCAGTTAATTATAAACTTGATGAAATTTGTCAAATAAGACGACCTAATAGAAAAGCTGACCTTTATGGAAGAGCAGTACTTGAAGATAATATGGCTACGCTTCAATTATTACTTCGAGCCTTAACTTATAATATTAATATTCTTCGAAATGGTGGTAGACCACCACTTCAATTAATACTCCCAGAAGATTCTACAGAAAGTGATGCAGAAGCTGTATCAGCATTTTGGGAAAAGAACTATCAAGGACCACATAATGCAGGTAAAACACTTGTTTCTTTTAAAGGTGCTAAGGCTGAACCTTTAGGAATTACTCCACAAGATATGTCTTACTTAGAACTTCTTAATTATGGATTAAAATTAGTGGCAGGTCAATATGGCGTGCCTTTATTTTTAATTGGATTTCCTGATACTACAAATAGAGCAACTGCAGCTGAAGCAAGACGTTCTTTTTATATCTCAAATATTTTTATATTAAGAAAATTAATATCACAAAAAATAACTCAAGAGATAATTAAAGAAGGTAAAGGAATAGAAGGTTGGAGATTTGACTTTAAGACTGCAGGACTTGAAGAGGCTGAATCATCACGTAGAGATTTCATGATGGCTTGGACAAAGGGATTATATACATTTAATGAAGCAAGAATTGCCATGGGGCAATTACCAATAACTGAAAAATGGGCAGATAAATATTATCTTGTAGGTACAAAGAATGATTCATTAATTGAACTTTCAAAAGCAATAGGAAGAAAACCTGATAACGCTGCTCCTGATAAAGATGATTCATCATCAGGTACACAAGGAAGAGGACAAGGAGAGCAAGACCCAAAAAATGATGATAAACCAGCTGATGAATCTCAAGATGAATAAAATCAGTTGTTTTTTACAAATTTATTTTGTATAATTATTATAAGTTTTAGTTTTAAGTTAGGAGGAAAAGTAATATGGACCCAAAAAATATTCCAAATGCAGGACAGAGAACAGTTAGTGCATACATGCGTATTAAATCTTTTGTTTCTCCAGATAATCCTACTCCAAAACAGTTAGAAGATTTCGACAAGAAAGTAAATACTTTCTTAGCAACTATAGATAATAAGAAACGCTTCCTTAATGGTCGAAATGCTTATTCTATAGGGAATAAATCTTATACTCTTATTTGGTATTTAGAAGCAATTCCTGATGAACCAGTAACAACACCTTTCGGAAAGGATGTTACAGAGGTAAAAAAAGATGAACAAAATAATAGTCCCGAAAAAAAAGAAAATTAACGAAACAAAAGAAATACCACTTCCAATGGTTAAGTGTAGTTTTTGTGGGAATATGACAATGATAGGATTACATCAAATAAGACTTAAAATGGTTAAAAAAGGAGATATAAAAGTAGTTAAAGGAAAGAAAATGTATAAGCCACCTGTTATGAAAAGAATAGATTATTATATGTGTACTAATTGTGTTAAGAAAGGCACTAAATGGCTAGGAGCAAGACCATGAAAATATATTTAGTTACTTTTAAAGAATGTGATTACGACCAATATGATGCTTTTGTAGTTATAGCTAAAAATAAAAAAGAAGTGATTGAAAAAATAAAAAATACTCATGGTTTCGATGCTTCTATTGATTGGAAATCAGGATATAAAACAAAAGAAATTAAACCTAAAAATTATAAAAGAAGTACTATAGTTTTAGATAGTTTTCATGCAGGATAATTATGAGAATAAATAGAAAAATAGCATTAGATGAATTACTTAATAAATTGAAAGTTGTCGATACTAAAGGTAATTCTGATATAGATTTAATATTAAAATATTTAGAGAAGTTTTTAGAAGATCCATCAACAAATAAAGGTGAATTAAAAAAAATAATAGAATTTGAAATAAAAGACGACATGAATACTTTATCTAAAATTTATCAAGTTAGTTGGAGAAAAACCCACCTAGAAAAATATGAAGAAAATAAATAGATTAAAAGAATTAGAAAAAATAGCAGACCAATTAGGAATAGGTCAAAAGCGTGAAGTTGAATGTATGAGTTGTCATAAAAAGATTCAATTTAAAGACGCTATTATTCTTACTAATAAGAAAGTAGTTAAATATCTTTGTAAAGAATGTAATCATAAAATTGAAAAGGGTGGATTAAATACCCAAGAAAAAGATTGGAAAAAAATTATTGATGAAATAGACAAAGTAAAAGCAACAAGACCTTATATTCCTAAAGATGATACTATTGGTATATCTCCTAATACATTTCCAAGAACAATACCAGATGGAATTTGGGAACCATATTCTCCTGGAACAACATATACGATTGAAGATTCAACATATGATGTTTATACTTCAAAAAAAGAAGCATTATTAAAATTAGAACCAAACTATGCCAATAAAACAAGTAAATAAACCAGAAGAAAAAAAAGAAGAACAAAAACCATTCTTAAATATTCAACTACCTTCACCATTATCAGGTAATTCTACTGAACCATTAACATTTGGAACACATAATGCAGCAGCTAAATATAATTTTGAACAAATTGCCAATATAATGTTAAGGATTGTTAGTAATCAGAAATTAATGGGCATGGCAATTACACAAAATGATAAGGCAATTAAAAAATTAAGAGAAAATATAAAGAAAATTGGAGATAATATTAGCAAATTATTAAAAGATAATGATGAACAACAAAAAACCACCACCAATCCCAATAAATGAAAATTTAACAATTAAACTTGCTGCCTTTAAAAAAAGATTGGCAAAAGGAGAGATTTGGATTAATGGTCCAATAGATGATAGTTTAATTGAAAAACTCTACGTTAATCTTATTGATTTAAATCAAACCAATCCCAATCTTGGAATTACTGTTGTTATTAATTCTAATGGTGGAGGTTTTTATGAAGCTATTGTTGCTACAGATATTATGGGAACTCTCAGTTCTCCTGTAAAAACAATTGGTTTAGCAAATGTTTGTTCAGGTGGATTTATTCTCTTCATGGGTGGAAAAGAAAGAATAGCACATGATTATACTTGTTTTATGATGCATTCTATTGGATTTGGAGTTGCAAATAAAATTCCTGAAGTTGAAGCTAGACTTGATTATATTAAACAATCTCAAAAGAAAATGGCTCATTTCTTTTCTTATCAAACAAATGGAAAAACTACACCTGAATATTGGATGACTCTATTTCAAAGTGGGAGAGATAAATGGTTTTCAGTAGATGAGGCTTTAGAACTTGGAATAGTCCATAAGATAATAAGACGACCTGAAATGGTTAATCCTAATTCTCATATTAGAAAACCTTTCACTTGGGATATATATGATATTATTAAATCACAATCATGACAAAAACTATTAAAAAAACTAAAATAGTTTTTGGTAAAGAAGTTAATTCTAAATTGGAGTTAAATGGATTAATTTCTAAACCTATTATTGGTCAAGAAGTAAAAATTCTTTTAGATAATAAAGAATTAAAATTCTATTCTTTTCTTTTAAATGTTAAACCTAATCATTTAATTACTGCTACAGTAGAATTTAAAGTTGATGAAATTGTAATAGAAAAGATAAAAGATAAAGATGGACAATTTGAGGCACTTTTAGCAAAAGGATCCCAACCATCTCCACAGAGATTTCCATCATGAGGAGAAAATAAAAAAATATGAAAACACAAATGAATAAAATACCACCAATTAAATTACCAGACCAAGACAATACATCAATTCAAGGATTTGAGAAAGCTTCTAGTAATATATTGCGTGTTAATTCACGTGATTGTTCTCATTGTTTAGAACCATTTAATCAAGAAGGTAGAAAATCAAATGTTGTAAATGTAATAACAGCTAGAGGAAAAGACCAATGGTGTGAAGAATGTGCCGATAAAGGAGTAGAGAAAAATATTTGTGTTAGAGAATCTAGATTATCAAAAAAAGAAAAAAAATTATGGGCAAAAAAATTAAAGAATAATTAAAATGACATTAGATAGAAAAAAAGAATTAGATAAATTATATTGGTTTTTAGATTTACCACCTAAAGGAGCTAAAATAAAGTTTAAGGTATATGGAATTGAAAGAGAATTAAATGGAGTTATAAAATCAAAGAAATTAGAAGATTCAAGTATAACATTTCATATAACTTCTAAAGAAGGTAATTTTGAAAGATTTGGGATAGAATATGTTGTATGGAAAGGAAAAAAATGGAATGTTCAAAAACCTAATCTTAATAATTTTAAAAAATTATGACTATACAAAAAGCTAAAATATTATCTAAAACTAAATTTTGGAAGAAATTAACTTATAAAGAAATTGTTGAATTTCAATTATTTGAAGAAAGATTATGTATGCCTTTTGATATTTTCCATAAAGCAATGGAAAAGATTTTAAAAAGACCTGTTTTTACTCATGAATTTGCACTTAATTCTGAAGGTCTAAAAAAAGAGTTTTTAAAAGGAAAAAAACCACCAACTCTAAAAGAAATTATTAATCTTATACCTAAAGAAAAAAGACTTGGAGTTTTTATTAAAACTTAAAACATTATGAAAATACTAATCTATGGGGACTATATAAAATGGAAGAGTGGGTATGCTCGTGAAATCCGAGATGTTTTACCTTATTTAAAAAAGGATAATGATGTTAGACAAGTGGCTTTGGCCTATAATGGTTATCCAATAGATAAAGACATGATTGTCTATCATACTAAAACACCCGAAGTTAAAAACTATTATGCTCAAGAAGTCTTACATTATGCTATAGATGATTTTAAACCTGATATAGTCTTAACTGTTCAAGACTTTATGATGCTTCCTAAAATTTCTTTTGTTCTTGCTCATCCTAGTAATTTTAAATGGGTTCACTGGAGTACACTTGATGCAGATCCTTTAGATTTTTATTCAAGAGAGTCTTTACGTTGGATGCATTATTGTTTCTTTCAATCTCATCATGCGGCAATTGAATGTAAATTAAGAGAACCTGGCGTTATGGGAGAAGTAATTTATCCTTCAGTAAATCCTAAAATCTTTCATCAATTAGACAAAATTGCCTTAAAGAAAGAATATAAATTAGATACTTTTAAGATTCTAATTTGTAATGCAAGAGGACAACAAAGAAAGAATGTTCCTGTATTAATAGATGCTTTTAAGGAAGTATTAAAAGAAATACCTGAAACGGTCTTAATACTATCTTCAGGAATAGCAAATACTAAAACTGAGGGCGGTCAATATGATGGATATGACCTTGATAGATTTGTTTCAGAAGCGGGATTAATAGATTATGTATTACTTCCTAGAACAGAAAATAGAGGAGCTATTGATGATGTTGCTTTAAATATCCAATATAATCTTGCAGATATAAATATCACTCCAAGTTGGGGAGAAGGTTTTGGACTTAGCACAATAGAAGCTGGAATAAGTAGCGTTCCTACAATAGCTACTGATTGTTCAGCATTACATGAAACTGTAAAAAATAGAGGTATTTTAGTAGAGCCTAAAGCATATACTTATAATTTAGATGGCTCTCGTTATTGGCTTTTACATCCTGATGATTTAAAAAAAGCAATAGTTGATTTATTAAAAGATAATAAAAAAAGAGAAAAGTATGGAAAAGAGGCAAAGAAATTTGCTTCTAAACTAACTCCTGAAAGTAGAGCAAAGCAAATGTTAGATAGATTTAAGTTATTAATTAAGCAGGATGCACAACCTGCAGCGAGAAGATAAATATGAAATGTAGATTTTGTAATGCTAAAGGAAAACATTGGTTTGAAAAAATTTGTCCCAAATGTAAAAAAGAGGGAAAAACTAAATCTAAAAATGAAAAAAAAACTTAAGAATATAAAAAATTGGACTCTCAAAAATAGAGAAACAATAGACTATTTTAATGATAAAATGATGATTTTTACAATTATCATAATATTCATAACAGCAATAATAAGTATATTTCAAAAACAATTTCAAATGGCTTTATGGAAAATCTTGGCGATGTTTTGGATGCTAATGACACTCCTTACAGAAAAAGAAGGAAAAAGAATGAAGAAAATAGCTATTGAAAGTACAAAGGAATTAAAAATATTAATTGAAGCATTAAAAAGTGCTGGAATATCAATATCTAAAGATAATATAAAAGTAAAATTAAAACAAAAATCAATTAATTAAATATATGTTTAAAAATTCTTTTAAAGGATATGATTGTCCAGAATATGTAATTGCTTTATTTGAATATATTATTAAAGAAATAGAAAGAGTTTATTGGAATGAAAATCAGAAGGAATGGGATAAATATGAAAGTCCTAAAATACCCAAGATTAAATATCGACCTTATTATTGGGGAGAAGATAAAAAAGAAATAAAAAAACCTAATTTTACTTTTGATGTAATCAAATTAAGATGGTATAAACATATTGGTCGTGGTATGACCTCAAATAAAGAATACACAGTAGGTCAATGGAGAAGATGGTTTGATAGATGTATAAAACAAATAAGAAAATATGACCTTAAGTTATAAATTATTAATTTTTTATGGCTAAAAAGAAACCATGTCCACCAACAGGTCCAGCCCATGATGGGAGAGGAAGAAGTCAGGGAGTGCCTGGTGGTTCAAGACGAGGAAGGAGAACAAAAACTCCTCAAGGTAGTCGTCGTAGATAAAATGAAAGATTTAGTATCAATTCTTACACCGACTTATAATAAATTAGAATTTCTAAAACAGATGATGGAGTCTATTGAAAGAAATACTAAATGGCCTTATGAGTTAATTATTGTTGATAATGCTTCATCTGATGGGACACAAGAATATGTTGCTAATTGTAAATTAGATATAAATGGACAATATCTTAGAAATAAAGAGAATAAAGCTTTTGCTATTGCAAATAATCAAGGAGCAAAATTAGCTAAAGGAAGATTTCTTCTTTTTCTAAATAATGACACTATTGTTACTAAAGGTTGGTTAACTAATATGATGAATGTATTTAATGAAGAAAAAGCAGTAGGAATAATTGGAGCCAAACTTATATTCCCTGGAACAGGCTTAATTCAGCATGCAGGTTTATTTAAATTAAGTAATGGTATGCCCGACCATTTATATTTCAAGAAATCAATGAACTATCCATTAGCAAATGAAAGAAAAGCCGTCTTTGGAGTAACAGGTGCTTGTTTTTTAATATCTAAAACATTATATGAGGAAATTGGAGGATTTGATGAGAATTATATTAATGGCTTTGAAGATGTTGACCTTTGTAATAAAATTAGACAAAAAGGTATGAATATTTATTATGAACCCAAAGCACTAGTTTATCATTATGAATCAAGAACAGAAGGTAGATATGCAAATGATGGTGCAAATTTTAATTTATATGCTTCTCGTTGGATATTAGAAAAAAAAATATGAAAAAAATTCAGATTTTATACAATAAAATGGCTTGGCAAGATCATGATTTTGATGAAGAAGCAGAAAGAGTTATGTCTGTTTTTAGAAAAAAAGGATATTTAGTTACTCGTTTAGAAGCATGGATATTATGGAAAATGTATTCTGATAGTTTATTTACAAGTTGGCTCGGATTTTCCACATCAGATACTGATGAAAAAATTTTTAATGAATTAAAAGAATTCTTTAAAGAATAAATAATATGAAAATTGATATTGGTGGTGGAGAACATACAAAGCTTGATTTTAAAAATGTTGATAAGTATTATAGATTTGCTGATTTTAAAGAAGATGTTTTAAGCCTTTCTTTTAAAAATAATTCAATAGAAGAAGCTTTTTCAAAACATACTTTTGAACATTTATCAAAAAAAGAAGTTAGAATAGCATTAAAAGAAGTTTATAGAATTTTAATGCCTAAAGCTAAATTTACAATTATTGTTCCCGATATGGAATGGTGTGTAAAAAAATGGTTAAATTCTCCAGACAAATTAGGAAGGTCGCTTGATTGGATTTTTGGAGGACAATCTTGTAAAGGAGATTTACATAAGATAGGATATACAATGGAAACACTTTCTTCTTTATTAAAAGAAGCAGGATTTAAAATTGTACAAAAAGATGTTTATTTTGATTTTGATTTCCAAGCATTAAAAATTAAAGCAATTAAATAAAAGACTTGAATGAGAAAGGGTGATTGTGTTAAAATAATTAAAGGACCACCTAGTAAATTAGGTAAAATAGGAATAGTAACTATGTTAGTATTAAATGGAGCAATGGTAAAATTATCAGAAAATCAGTTCACATTAATTAAATTTGAACATTTAAAAATTATTAAATAAATATGCCAACAAGATGTTTAAAAGATGTAGAGGGATGTTTCTGTAAATGGGGAGGTCAAGGAAAGAAATATAGATATAAATGTGGAGATAAAGAGGGTAAAAAAAGAGCAAAAGGTAAAGCAGATACTCAAGGAAGGGCAGCACATACTAGGGGGTATGGAAAGGAAAATAAAGTTATTGGAGGTTTTAGAATAAATTAATATGGACATGACTTTACGTTCACCAACACAGATATTTATTAATGGAAAATTCTTTTGTATTGCTAATGAAGTAGAAATTAAAGAAAGCTCACCAGAATTTAAGAAATCTTTAATTCCTGATAATGTGAAATTAGACCCTTCACAATTTACAGGAGTAATTGTTAATATTAAGAAACAATTACCAAATAAAAAGGAAAAAGAAGAACAATCTAAAGCTAAAAAAGATTCTAAATATGATGAATTTTATCATAGGATGGTTAATGCAGTAGATGAACCAAATACTCATTTACCAATTGAATAAAATAAGGGGGTGTTATTTATGAAATTAAAATCTAATTTAGATAATTTTTTTAGCAAAGTTTTAAAAGTTATAGGAAAAGGGAAAAAATATGGAAAACAAAGACAAACCAAAAAAACAAGAAGCGATACAGATAACAGAAGTCAAAGAAGTAAAACCAAAAATAGAAAAACCCAAAAAAGAAGAACCTAAAAAAGAAGTACAATCAACAATAATCTTAACCTTAAAAGAAAGGATAACAAAAGTTGTTGATGATAGTTTTTTTGAATGTGAAGTAAATGATTTAATTATTCCAAAAGAAGTAAAGTTTAATTTAGAAAAGAAAATCTTTGCTTTAATTCAAAGATATTTACACCCAGAACAATTCTGTCCTACTTGTGATGAAAGATTATTTTTTAATGCTGAAGACTCAACTTATGGCTGTTCAAACTGTGGATATCAAGCAAAAGTAACTACTTCTAATCAAATAACAACTCCAATAAAAAAAGGTGTGCCACCACAAGTAGAAAAATTAATAAAACAATCAGATAAAGATATGAAAGACGCCCCAATTACTAGACCAAAAACAGCATTAGGAGATAAAATAAGAAAACTTGTAGCAGCAAGAGATAGTGGTGGAGCATCGGGTCCTACAAAAGAAGATGAAGGTAGAGTTAAAGGTCAAGATAAAAATGTTGCCAAAGATATTAATTGGATATGATGAACTAATATGAATGACTTAAAAGATAGGGTTTCGCTTAGAAAAGAATATGA